ACTAGCGCGGTATCCGCATCAACCACAATCCCTAACACGGCGATCACTGGCTTAGGTACAATGTCCACGCAAAATGCAGGTACTGTTGCGATAACTGGTGGGACAATTGACGGAACATCAGTTGGTGCGACGACGACGTCAACTGGCGCATTTACAACATTGAATGCCACGACTGGCATCTTCGGAGGAACCTTCTAATGGCACAAGCAGGCTTTACGCCCATTTCACTTTACTTCAGTAGCACCGCGTCGGCTGTTCCTTCGTCTGGCAACCTTGCCAACGGAGAACTTGGCTTAAACATCGCTGACATGAAGCTGTACGCAAAGAACAGCGCAGGTACTGTCACCTTGTTAGCATCTTCAAGCGGAGCGTCGGGCACCGTTTCTAGCGTTGCAGTATCAGGCGGCACGACAGGCTTGACCACGTCAGGTGGCCCAATCACCACGTCTGGCACGATTACTCTTGCAGGAACACTAGGTACAGCTAACGGTGGCACAGGCTTAACATCATTCACATCAGGCGGTGTGGTGTACGCATCTAGTTCTAGTGCATTGGCTACTGGCTCTGCGCTTACTTTTGATGGGAGCCTTGTCGAGGTTTTTGGCGGCACAACTGTAAGTTATCGTTTTAATGCCAATCGAGGTACAGATGATACAACGCAAGGCTTGCGTTTTGGTTTTTCTGGCATTGATGGATACCGCACTAGCGCTACTCTTGCATCGGCGCAAACACAATTATCTTTTACTCAAACAGGTTCTAATGGCACTCGTACACCGTATTACATTGGTACAAACGGTGAGTCTGTTTGGGCACCGGGTTCTGGCACATCACCATCCGAAGCCATGCGCCTCACCTCAACAGGGTTGGGTATTGGTACAAATTCGCCAGCTTACAAGTTGGATTTGTACAACACAACCAATTTTGCTGGGCGATGGGCAAACGCAACAAGAGGTGGTTATTTATACTTAGACTCTGGCGGCCCCGGCATTTTTAACACTGCCGCTTATGGTGGTGAAGGGATGTATTTCCATGCTGGTTCTAACTACACCGCATTCCTTACAAACAGCTCAGAACGGATGCGTATTGACAGCGCAGGCAAAGTAGGTATTGGTACATCTGCACCAAACAACGAACTTGAAGTTGTTACCAGTTCAAACCCAAGTATTGCGTTAACAAGTACATCGGCTAGTTTGTATTCTTATTTTGGAATGACATCGGGAACTGTTGGGGCGCAACTGTATACATTTGGACAATCATATAGCGCAGTTTACCCCGCAGGCTCTACTGCATTGGCAAATAACACTTATGGAATTATATTAAACGCCAACAATGCAAGTGGTATTTTAAGATTCCAAACTGCTGATACAGAACGATTCCGCATTGGCGCGGCAGGTCAACTTGGTATTGGTGGTGCAACCTACGGAACGGCAGGTCAAGTCCTGACCTCTGGCGGCGCAAGTGCGGCACCTACTTGGTCAACAGTCAGTGGCGGTGGACTTACAGTCATTGGAACATTAACTCTTAGCGCCGGTACGCAGTCAGGATCGATTAACTTGCCGTCTGGCTGGGACACAACTTATAAATATTTGCAATTAGTAATACAAGGTAATTACGTGTCCGCCGGTGGCACAGGCGCTGGAATTATTCGTTTTAATAACGATACTGGATCAGTTTATAGCTATTCGTGGTTTAACATGACTACTGGTACTAATCAGAGTAGCCAAACTTTCATTCAATTCGGAAGTCCGGGCAATAACGAGCCTATGCGTTGTAGTTTCCAACTAAGCTATAACGCAAACATGAGTTCCGCATACCGTGTTCAATTACAAGGTGGATTTAGCCGAAACAACGTGTTTTATTCTGCTGGTTTTGCGTATGACACATCTTCAGTTCCAACGTCTATAAATTTCCCTCAACCTTTTGGCTCTGGTTATTATTTGGCTGGCGTCTACACAGTTTATGGAGTAAGTTAATGAACGCTGAAATTATAAAATTAAATGAAATGCACAGACGCATGGAGCGTGATGAGTTGTTAAGTCAGACTGTTGATCGCATCAACCCAATTCGTTGGGCGACAATGACTTCTGAACAGCAAACGCAATGGAGCGCTTATCGCCAAGCATTGTTAGACATTCCAACGCAATCGGGTTTTCCTTTTGACGTGCAATGGCCAACCATACCAGAGTAAATATTATGTTCATAACTTGGAATATTCGAACCCTTGAACGCAGAGTAGCGGATGGTTTTGTGACTACTGCGCATTGGTATGCTACGGCAGTTGATGGAGAGCATACGGCATCCATATACTCAACTTGTTCATGGGTGGAAAGTACGCCTAAAATACCATACTCTGATTTAACCGAAGCTACGGTTTGCGGTTGGATTTGGGAAAATGGGGTCAACAAAACAGAGATTGAGTCCGCATTGATGGCTAAAATCAATGAGAAAAAGAACCCAAAATTTTTAACTGAAACACCTTGGAGCATCTAATGACATTACAACTGCCAATTGAAACAGCAAACCAACTTCTTGGATATTTGGGTGCACGTCCCTACCAAGAGGTATATCAATTGATTCAAGCAATTCAGGACGCCGCGAAGCCTCCAGAAGCCCCTAAGGTCGAAGATGGAACCAGTGGAGACTAAACTCGCCGTCCACGAGGCGGTTTGCGCTGAACGCTACCGCTCGATCGAAGACAAGCTCGATCGGGGTAAAGAGCGGATGCGCACCATGGAGTACCTGCTGTATATACTCCTTGCGGCGGTGCTCTTTGGTCCCGGCGTAGCGGCAGAGTTCGTTAAAAAGCTACTAAATCTGTAGGCACTGGCATGGATGCGCTGGCTAATCCTACTCTTGTTGTTAGTCATCGCAGGAGCGTCGTCCAAGCAAGGATGCCATGTGCGCGAGTTCTGGTCGATCGCTTGGACAATCCACAATCCGTCGGAGCGTCATCAACAAATGTCGATGTGGTTGACGAACAATGTCCGGTTTTGCAGAAGCCAAGATCTAACGGTCATCTGGAACAACTTGCCCGAATGGGCTGGTACAGCGGACTCTGCAGAACTCAGAACTAAAGTTATTCATGGATACAAAGATGCGCTTGAACGGGAGAAGAAATGATTGATGTACTAGAAATACTGCTTTGGTTAGCAGTGCCTATGAACTACATCTATTGGATCTTTATTCACAATGATTCCGCCGCTAAACAAATGGTATCCGATGGTTCAGCCGGGAGGCGAGCCGACTAAGACAGACGCGCTGGAGCGCAGAATGGAACGTTTGCAGGAAGAGTATGCGCAAGCGTTAAAGATGAAGAAGGTGAAGGACAAGATAGACGATCTCGAATTTGAGCTGTACGTGAAGAAAGCCGAGCGTAATAAGCTCAATCTTGAGATTTTTACCAACCGTAAGCTGGATATATATGTATGACGAAGCGACCCATACCCAGACCAGTCAAAAAGCCCACGCCGGACACCCGGGACAAATTAACGCTGTACGTCACACTAATGGTAAGCACCACCCTGTGCATCTCCGTCTTGGCCATGGTAATCAGCTTTATGCTTGGTCTGTGGGCGAAGGAAGTGGACAACGCCGAGATCTTCAAGATGATTTCACCCGCTTTTTCTACTCTTATCGGCGGCATGATTGGGTTCCTGTCTGGTATCAAACTCATGCAGAACGACGATAAATCTAAACCTTGTAAGGAGTAATCATGTTAGATATCTTAAGTGGCGGTATTTTAGGCTCCATATTCGGTGGCGTGTTCCGCTTGGCCCCCGAGGTCCTGAAGTTCTTCGACAAAAAGAACGAGCGGATGCACGAGTTGAATATGTTCGCCCGCCAGTGCGAGCTGGAACAGCTTCGGGGTCAGCAAAAGCTCGCGGAGATTGGTGCACAACGTGAAGCGGCAGTGGACGTTGGAGTGATGGACGCCTTTAACAACGCCATCATCCAGCAAGCCGAGATGGTCAAGGCCGCTGGCGGTTGGGTGGCGGGTCTTTCGGCCTCCGTCCGACCCCTAGTAACTTACTGGGTGCTGTTCGTTTGGTCCTTCATCCACGTTTGGTTCGCTTACAATGCTTGGCTCGCCGGTGCACCCGCCGTCGAGGTGTTCAAGACTATGATGACCCCCGACTTCTCCGCCCTGCTGTCCGGCACCATTAACTACTGGTTCCTCGACCGTACTCTGAAGCAACGCGGCATATGAACCTCGAACTCGCCGCTGAACTCTGCCGCCGGTACGAGGGATATCGGGCCAAGCCCTACCTCTGTCCGGCTAACGTAGCCACTATCGGGTATGGGAGCACCTACTACGCCGACAAGCGAAAGGTCACTCTCGAGGATCCCCCGATGGACGAACCTACGGCACGGGAGCTACTAATGATCGAGCTTGAGCACACCTACCTTCCCGGGGTTCTCCGGAACTGCCCGGGGCTGATTACGGACGTCCGAAAGTGCAACGCGATCGTAGATTTTTGCTACAACCTTGGTGTCGGGCGACTTCAGACCTCCACACTCAAGCGCAAGGTAAACGCCGGAGACTGGGAGGGTGCGAAAGAGCAGTTGATGCTGTGGACCCGAGGCGGCGGCAAGGTGTTGCCGGGACTGCTCAAGAGGCGCACTTCTGAGTGCGCTTTGCTGGATTGACCAAATGCTAAAGGCGTGGTATAATTTTGCCCAACGTAGCCATTCGTGTGAAGGACTTCTATGACTGCCGCGTCGGTGATGACCTACGACTCTCTTGTTGAAAATATCCAGTCATATCTTAACCGTACTGACACCGCTACACTCGACAAGATCCCTCTCTTCATCATGCTCGCCGAGCAGGTGATTGCGTCCCGGATTAAATTCCTCGGTAACCTGACAGTCAACACCAGTAGCATGGTGATTGGGACAGCGGTAATCGCGAAGCCCGCTCGGTGGCACAAAACAGTATCGCTGAATATTACAGTAGCCGGGGAGCGTCGCCCGGTGCTCTTGCGTAAGTACGAGTATCTTCGTAATTATTCGCCGGACCCCACAGCGACTGGTATCCCCGAGTATTACGCGGATTACGACTACACGAATTGGCTCGTGGCTCCAACACCAGCCGCCGCGTATGCGTTCGAGGTACTATACTACGAGCGGGTCCAGCCACTGGACTCGAGTAATCAGACCAACTGGTTCACGATTTACGCACCACAGGCGTTGCTTTACGGTTCACTCCTGCAAGCGATGCCATTCCTCAAGAAT